GCGAACCGCCGATAGAAGTTCCAGAAGATGTTCAGGATGCCGCCGACACTGCCGTCGAGGACATTTTTGATACGCCCATATCTAATAACGAACTCGCAGAAGCTGTTGACGACTTGGTCGCCGATGCCGATACTCCTGAAGAACTAACTGCCGTAGTCAACTCCCTCCTTGACCAAGAACTCACAGATGCTCAGTTCTCCACGGTTATTGATTCTGTTTTTTCCGAGCCTTTATCTGATGAAAACTTTGCTGCGGCTGTAGATGCAGTGTTTGAAGACCCTAGCCAATTATCGGAAGAACAGTTCAATGATGCGGTTACTGCAGTGTTTGATGTACCTCTTTCGGATGAGCAATTCCAAGATGCCGTTGCGGCGGTCTTTGAAGACACCGAGTCCCTTAGCGAAGAGCAGTTTGATGCTGCAGTACAGGCAGTCTTTGATGAACCCCTAAGTACAGAACAGTTCGCGGAAGCCCTCGGTGCAGTGTTTGATGAACCAATTTCCGATGAGAAATTTGACTCAATCATTTCTGCCGTCTTGGATGAGCCAATCTCTGATGAGCAATTTGAGGAATTGGTTAACGTCTTGGAGTCAGAAACGGTCACAGAAGAACAGGTCTCGGCTGCTGTCGACTCGGTCATTGAGAATGGGGTCACGGAAGACCAGGCTGTAGACCTCGCTACGAGCGCAAAAGTTTTGCAAAGTGTTGACGGCGACCAGGCTGCGGAAATATTCGAAGCCGTTGATATTTCGAATATAAGTTCAGAGGATGCAGCGCAACTTATTGAGGCTGTTCAAGATGCGCCTACCGAAGTCAGAGAGTCCTTAGAAGCCGAAATAAATATTTTCGATGGAGCCATTGACACATACGTTCCTTTAAATTCTCAGATTGACGTTGGCGATAGACGCACGGTTATTGCCGTAGGCGCAGCGGTAGCTGTGGTTGGTGGCGCAATAGGTGGCTCTAGTAGTTCTGGTGGTCCTAGTGGGACTGGCGGAGCGCCCAATAACAATAGTGCTCGCAAGCCAGAAGACGACGAAGAGTTCTCTGGCGAGATTGCGGGAGACAGCAAGGAATGGATTAAAAACTTAAGTGTTTTCCAGTACAATAATAATGTCCGAACTTTTAAATGGAGTCTTTTTATGAAAAAATTTATTTATGGAGTACTCGGCCTGGGTCTTTCAATATCCGGCTCCCTGGTTGTCTATTTGACACTCTCGGGAAGTATTAAAACTATTGCCGGAGTGTCTTCTGGCATAGCTCTCCTAGGTGCTTTGTACCTTCATATGAGAGAGCCAGAATAAATAATTTTTATTAGTAATTTCTAAAGGCTTAATTCATTACAAATCTGCGTAATGTACAATTTATAAGTCGTCCCGGACCAACATATGGGTTATCAAAACTGAAAGCTGATTTGCATGCAGGAAATTACGATAGCCATAGTTGGTTTAGTTGGGGCAATTGTGGTTGCCCTTATTGAAAAGGGTCGCAGAGAGAACAAGTCTGACCATAATGTAGTTTCAGAAAAACTTGACATTATTGGAAGAAACCTCGGTCGCTCGATTGACAGAGTAGAAAGTACCGTCATCCGCAACGAAATAAAGCTTGACCAGCACATCAACGACCATGCCAAAGGGGATGTCTGATGGCCACCAAAAAGAACATAAAGCCGATTTCAGGTAAGTCCCAACAAGAACAACAAGACCATGCGATATACGGTAGCCCCACTCGATACGTTGGCTCCAAAAACTCGACCTGCTCATGCGCGAATTGTGGAAAATTAATGGTCAAGGGAATGGTTCGCGTAAAAAACAATAGTTACTACTGCTCCGCCAGATGTGCGTCTATTTCATAAACAAAAATACCTCCGCTCGAGCGAACTGATGAGTGATAAATTATAAACAGGCCCTGCCACACGTCAAGAGACGTGGAGATTTTTCAAATTTATCCGAACTGAATCAACATGGCACACAATCAGGAATATGAACAAACTTGGCACAATGATGGCCACACTCTTCATCTCCGAATAAATAAGTCAGACCTTGAGATTATTGACATATTGTGCCCACACGAAGGCGCCTCTCCTTGTAAAAACATAATGGGAGACTGCATTGTGACTTGGTTCGTGAACCGCTTCGGGATGGACTGCAATGGAGGACTTTGCCCACCGAGTGAATTCATGGAAATATCATGGACCCTTGTTGGGGACATAAACAACTTTGACTCATGCCAACTCTGGTTTATGCCGCTAAATGACGAAATATTTAATGCCTGGATTATAACCAATACTCACTTAGTCGAAGAATGACTCATTTTAAGTAGGGTGTTTTCGCCTGGCGGGCGGCAATCCTGTCTTCAATCTCGTTGAGTATTTCGTCTTCGGCATCAAGCTTCTCTTCTAGTGACATCATGGATGCATTAACAAGCCGAATCCTCTCAGTCGCATCTTCCATGTATCTGGGGCCGAGCATGCGAACGCGGAACTCACGATGATAGGCAGCGGCGGATGACATCGCTAATTCACCACTGCGGGTCACTCTCCACGTATCTCTATTTATCCTTAATAGAAACCCAGCCTTTAATAGGCAGTTTGCTGGAACTAAAAAATCTCGATTATTCGTCCTAGAAAAAGAGCCGCTCAAGCAGGATTTTATTTCGGACGTCTTGAAATCGCCTTTGCGGAAAACGCCGTAGCAAAGGATTCTATACCCATTGCTTTTGTAGGGGAAGACTGGCCTGGCACTACTGAGTACTCTGGATGAAACCATACAGTAAGCATGTTATCTAAAACGGAGAAGAATCGCCACCTTGGTCGGGCGTCTCGTTGGCAGAATTAACGTGCTTTAAAATTTTTATAGCACTAAGAATGTTACGTATATCAGGCTGCTCAAGAATTGCTTTATCGTTACATCTATAGACATTTTGTCGATTGAGTTTTGTCTTTGTAATTAGCCCTGCATTTATTAACTGTTTTACTGTTTTATCAATCATTGTTTCGCTTAAATCAAGATAGACAGAGATTGCACGAATAGTCATGTTCTGGTCTTCGATTAGAGCCGCAAGAACTCTCCCAGAAGTAGACAGAATATTAACTTCATGCTCTTTCTGGTAGCGGAGAATTTTCTTGCTATCCAAGGCCTGCATGAATTTTTCGACAGTTATCTCGCCGTCCCCTTCTTTGGAGATGGCGTCCTCAAGAACCTTTTTAATGTCATTAATTTTCTGAGACCTCAAGAGATACCTACACCTGTGTAGTTTAATGGTGTAGCATCTGTGATGACGGTGCGACCGATACAGAGAACACTAGTTGCGAAAGTAAGCACAACAACGAGAATAGCAGGAAAAGGGGAACCCATGTTGAGAGATTCACTTCAGAAATTAATCAATAATCCAGCCCGAAAGTGGGACTGCAAACTTGGGGGAATCATTAACTCCCTTGACGAGGAAACAGCGGAGACCCTTATTCAGGCCCTCTGTAGTAACACCTCGACTATGGGTCTCGTCAGAGCCCTGAAAGACGACGGTATCCCAATAAGCAGAGAATACCTGGGAGAAAAAAGAAATACCTGCTTTAAGGGCGGGTCACAAAGTTGCTGTCTACAACAATCCGACTCAAACGAAAAGAGCAAATAACAATGGTCGCTAACAAAAATGCCCTAAATTCTACCCTCAAGACTATGGCAGAAAATGCCAGCCGTGAGGCCACCGGCAAGAAGGTCCTAAACGACATCGCAGCCATGCTTGAGCGCAAGGGGATTGACCCAAGCGAGGTTGGAAGCGTCAAGAAGGTTTCTCTGTATCAGTCGGTAACAAAGAACCCAGACACCGGCGAAGCGATTATCCACGACCTTCAGGCAATTCAATTTAGTCCTTCGTGGGATACCGGACCACAGTGGCCACTCATAGAAAAAGGGCCAAAAATACAACTACAAAAGCCAAAGACAAAATCAGCACCCCCCAAGGAGTGGGAGACGGCAATTATCGTACCTGATATACAAATTGGTTTCTACCGAAAATCACTCGATTCATCGGAGCTAGAACCGATTCACGATGAGTTAGCCATAGCCGTGGCGCTAGCAGTCATCGAAGAAATGAAGCCAGACCAGGTAGTAATGGTTGGAGATAACCTTGACTTTGCTGAATTAGGGAAATTCCTTACTGCTGCCCCTTTTAAACAAATGCTTCAGGCTTCAATTGACAGGGCAACCATGTTGTGTGCTCAGGTCCGTGAGGCTGCGCCAAACGCAAAAATCACATGGATTGCTGGCAACCACGAGGCCAGAATGGCTAGATACATCCAGACCAACGCCGAAGCTGCTTTCGGAATTACGCGAGGGAAGTCAAATGACGAACTGCGCGAGGGTTGGCCCGTCATGTCGGTGCCATTTTTGTGCCGAATGGACGAATTTGGCGTCGACTACCTCCCCGGATACCCGGAATCAGCACATTACCTGAACTCTAATCTTGTCGTTGTACACGGTGACAAAGTTGTGTCAAACAACTCGACCACCAAAAAGTACCTAGACAACGAAAGAATCTCGGTGATATACGGACACATCCACCGAAACGAGCTTGCCTACCGCACCTACCGCACGGACCAGGGTCCGCGCACGATTATGGCCGCTAGCCCTGGGTGTCTGTGCCGAGTAGATGGCGCTGTTCCTTCCACGAAATCAGGGATGGATGAATTTGGACGTCCAATTCTCCAAGGAGCCGAGAACTGGCAGCAGGGACTAGGAATAGTCACCTATCAGCCATTTGGTTCTGGTAATGAATGGTTCAATTACGAGCCAATGTGGATATATAACGGTCGAGGAATCCTGCGAGGCAAGGAATATGTTGCCGAATGAGCGACGAAGAGACGTCTAATTACGAAAGATATACAGAGAAAGACCTGTATCGAGATTTAGAAACGCTCCGCAGGGCTGGACTCATTGAAATCGACGGAATACTCGACGATGGTCAATGGCTGTATACCATGACAGAAGAAGGAAGGTCTTTGCTAACCAAAACAAATGACCTGAATTACGATGTGTTATCGAATGTCTTTGAAAATATCGAAAAGGTAAATCAAGAAGGCGAAAAATTCACATGACAACAATCCTGGGCATACAAGGAGAGGGTTTTGCAGTATTAGCTGCCGACACAAGAATAACCTCTTTTCTTGAGGATGGCCCGGCATATCACATGACCACGCTCAGCCAAGGTGTCTCTAAAATTACGACAAATGGTAAATACCTCATTGGTGCTGCCGGAGACCTGCGCGCAATAAACCTTCTTACCCACGCTTTTTCCCCTCCACCTGCTCATCCAGCAGATAGAGGCAAGAAGCTTGACCATTTCATGACAGTTAAATTTATCCCAGCTTTAAGAGCATGCTTCGACCTGCATGGCTACTCTCCCCCAGAGAACAAAGAGAACAAAAACCACAACGCAGAACAAGCCTCATCGCTGCTTGTGGTCATAAATGCCACTATCTACCTAATTGACAGCGATTACTCCTGGCTAACTGATGCATCTGGCCTTTATGCCGTTGGCAGTGGGTCGGACTACGCCCTTGGTGCCGTACATTCACTCGCCGGCGGTAAAAAGCTCTCCGCTATACAGGCAAAAGGCATATGCCTCAAGTCCCTCAGTATCGCAGCGAAGCTTGACCCACATACCGGCTCCCCATATCACACCTACATTCAGACGGCAGAGCCCAAAAAACCAATAGAACAGAAGTAGATAAGTCAATGAGTGAGTCAACATGGACATGGCTTCTCTTCTTCATGGAGATAGTTGGCGTATATGGCAGCTACACGGTTGGAAACAAGCGCTGGCACGGACACATGATTATCGCCCTGCACTCATTCCCCTGGGCAGTTTATTCAATACTGTTTAACAAACCAGGCTTCCTAGCCATGTGGATACTGTGGCAGGGCGTTCACTGGCGGAATATGTACAGGTGGCTACAAGACGGAAAACAAGACCCCGCCTGACACTAATGTTAGATAAATTTATCTGCGGTTGACTCCGCTCGGCCTGACGATTATTACTGGTTACGACGCCGGCCTCAGAGCTGGAAATGAATAGGCCTCATATGCTGGGGAAACAAGGCGCCGCTTAATTCCCTCCACGTTTCTGAATTCCAGATATGGCTAAATCCCATAGAGAGAGTAAAGACAGTAGTAGTAGAACACCTACATCTCGACTGGCGGCGACAGACACTGCCAAAAACATATCCGTCCAAACCACAAACATATCAATCCGACCAACAATTAACAAAAACTACTAGACAGGCATCCATATCTATTAATGGTGTATAAATAGTAGAGGAGAGAATTACATCGTATTTCTCAGGAGAATTGTTTGTCAAACGAAGATATAACACCCCAACAAAAATTACCCAAAAATAATGCCCAACCATCGCCGGCAATGGATATACCTTTTAAAACTTGGTTTAATGATGCCAGTTGTAGAGGGCAAACGGCACTAATGTTCCCCAAACAACATAAGGACATTACATACATCGCACAAGCACGAGCACTATGCAGAACATGCCCAGTCATCGAAGACTGCCTAGAGTACGCACTAGAGTTTCCGCCGGCCGATATGCATGGAGTCTGGGCTGGACTAACCAGCAGGCAACTGGCGGCAGAACAAAGAAGACGAAAAATCAAACCCACAAGACCGACACTTGCCCAAATGTGGGGCGACTAAGTCAGGGACATGCAGCCCATCTAAAGCGGAAAAAACCCAAAAAGTTTCCGCGCCGGGCAGGATTTCGATTTTTTGAAAATTTTGTGGTTGACAAATACCAATTCACTGGATGCGAATATTACAAGTCTCACAAAATTGCATATTATTTAATTGGGTTATTTTTTGTTCGCACTCTTTTAGGCCGCACGGTTGGAGGAGTCGGTCTCCTCTGACATAGGCGAGTACGGTTTCTTGTATGGTGGGGATGGAGTACTGTGCTGAGCCGGCGTCGGGTATGCCTTTTTCGTTTCGGATGAATTCCCAGACGGCGTACAGCATTACATCGTTGACTGCCAGGTTCTTTTTCCGGGCATAGTCAATTATTTCGTTTTTCTGTTTACCCTTCATGCGTACGTTCAGGATGACGTACTTGTCGACGAAGCGCGTCTTTTCTGCGCGCCGGCCCATTAGCTGTCGCGTTCGACTAGGGTCTTAATGTAGTCGGTGAGGGTCAGGTCTACTGCCTGGGACTGGGCGATGAGCTTCTCTTTGAAGTCTCTGTTGACGCGCAGGGTAAGTGTGACTACCGGCTTTGTTGGATGGGCGACGGGTCGGCCTGGGTTGCGTTTCACCCAATTGAATTTACTGCAACAACAATGACCTCATTGCAACAACTACAGAAACGATTGAGGCAATTTTATAGGAGAACGGAAATGTACTGTGTGATATTTTCCAAATTAAACTGGAGCACATTATTAGGGGTATAATTTTCAGGAACTCCACAGGGTAACTCCTATTGCCTAATTTTTATTAGGTCATCTTTTTTGTTGGGGGGTCTGGCACAGCATACTTGTCTCCCTCTACAGTTGCGAGCACCTTCTCGTACATTGCACAGAATACGTTTCGGTCTGCATTGGTGTGGAGGTTGTAGGCTGACTGGCCGAGGGCCTTGACTGTTAGGGTCATGACTTCTGACGCTGGGATGGATGGGGGCATGCCGGAGTTGACCTCCTGGGTTAGGGTCAACCATTTACCCCAAGCAGTAATGGGGTCATCGAATGGGGGTATTTTTGTGGTGGCATCTATGGTGAGTCTTCTGAGCTTGCCTGGCCTGGGGAGGAACTCGTCTACTACCGCTAGGTTTCTGAAGATTCGTTTGACGTCTGACGCCTCTAGGTCGTGCAACATCTCGTACCATGCATTGAGGGTGGCTTTGACCTCCGCCTCTCCATGAGGCATCTCTGTCCTGTAGGTGGCGTACACCTGGTCTACCAGCTCGACTAGCTCATCTTTGGTCATTCGTTTATCCAGTTAGATTTAGCTGAAGTTGTTGGGTTGTCATTCATGTCTAGGAACTTCTCCACATGGTCGGCGTCTCTGAAGATGAGCGATATGTCATTATAGGCAGTCTTGGACTTGTTCTTCCCCATATGGAAGTCAGACAGCGCACAGCCATCGATTGCCTCCTTGCAGCCTTCGACGCTATATACAGCTATTGCCCATCTGAGGTCTCTCTCCCGCTTGATATCAAGCTGGGCACGCTTCTTACTCATGACGTCTTTCCAGTAGACGAAGACTTCCATCACCAGAGGGAACGCTACTTTCTTACCGATTTCTATTTTGCTCTTATTGTGGACGTTGGGTCCTCGAGAATTTTTATCAGCGCTCATATTTACCAATCTACCTGGAGTCTTCCGCCACCGTCAAACAATTTAAAGATAATTTAAAATAGACTTCACCTTAAACCGGCTGTTCTTATCTTGGTAGGAGATTCAACTTCACTATCTTTCGTAGATGGAGTTTAATCGGCTTCGCCGTAAGAGATACTTTGGAGGGGGTTTGGGGGAACCTTTACAAGTAATATTGTAAATGGACATCCCAAATAACACCTCCCCTCGGGGGTGTTCAACAATTCTGTAGGTATAGCGCTGGCCGGCGCCTGGAAATTTCCAACTTCTCTCTATTGAGATAAGCAGTTCTTGAAACGTATCAGACTCTTCCACCACCGTCAATCGGTTTCAGAGGTTTTTTTATTTTTTTCTTAAAAAATCTGGAGCGCTGCGAAATATTATAAATTTTGCGAGAATTTGCGAGTCACGGGAATTTTGATGTGATAAGTTGGCGGGGCTTCCAACGGATTCCCCTTTCATCCCGAAAGAAGCAGCCTCTTCGGGTTGAGATGCGGGTGGATTGGTAGGTGACCATCCGGCAGCTCCCCGAGGGGGCACCTTCGCTTTTCATTCGCCCCACCAGAACTGATGACCTCTAGCCCGCCGGCGAGGACCCTGTCTGTCGGACGTTATCTTGGACAGAATCTCCTGAGTCTCCCTATCGAGCGTGCCTCCGATTTTGCGCAAGTACGCCGTCGGATGCTGTTCTCGATTTCTTGCTTTTTCTTTAACTTCTTCCTCGCGGAGGAATTCCTGCAGCTCGAGCTCGAGTAGGTCTTGAATACTTTTTTCAATATTTTTTGGATGTGAGCGGCGCTTGTAGATTCTTCTGTCTTTTGTCTGGCGGTTGGTCAGGGAATTTTTGATAATGTTCGCTGCCACCCAGAACAAAATCCCAAAAATGATAACTGCTAGTGCTGTCATGTTTATTTTCCTTTTATTGTTCGCTGTCAATTGTGTCGTCCAGGTCAAAGTGGGCCATGCCCTCACAGAAATCCTGATAATGGGCTCTCATGTCGGCCTCTTTCAGAAGACGTTCGTCGACCATCCCTTGTAGAAAATCCAAATATTCTGGATGTTCTTCCAATGGCCCAGTCATTTTCCGTCCGCCAGGAGTTCCTCATGCATTTTGTTCACTTTATCGTAGACGCGCATGGTCTGAAGAAGAAGTGCCGAAAATACTATTTTATGCTTCAGGTCCGCTCCGTCGAGCTTTTCCATCGTCGAAGACAATTCGAGAAGATTTTCCCTTATTTTGTTTAAATTGTCAGCTCGCTCATCCGACGTGAACAAATTTCCTGTTTCTTCGACGTACAGCAGCGAGTCGAACAATTTCTTGTCCTGTTCCTTGGTCATCTCGTACAGGCTTGCCAGGTAAGGGTCGTCCTCGATAACTGACTGGGGCGACACTTTCCATGTCCCTTTGAAGTTTTGATTTAATGGGTCCCAAATACTCATTTGTCTAATACCTTTCTAGGTTGACTTATCTACTCCGTCTGGAGGGGGGTTTAAATTACTTACTTTCTTCACGTATTCTTGGTTAAATTTAACAGGAACCAGCCACGTTCCCACATCATACCAATTGCCGAGTAGCCAATGATGTCAGTATAGGTATCGGCGATTGATTCGTTAGCTGCTTGGCCGGCGCGTGATAGATGAAGATTTTTTAATCTTGCCACCTTGTCATGACATCGGACAATCAGACCTTGGCGTCCGAAGCGGGCAATATTATTATGTCCATAATCTGACTGCTTCCGGATAAGCGTCGATGTTAAATCGTCCTGAAGTCTCCAGGTGTTGTCCTCAGTCTTCCAAATGTTGTCAGCTCCCGCTGCCGAAGCTGAAAAAAACGTATTTTCTGGATGGTCTTCGCCGGCCAACGGAAGTAAATTCCCGTTTTTTATGCCTGCCACCGCTGCGATAGAACCAAGATTCTTCCATTCTTCAACCCAGTACATTGGGTCCGATTCAAACCAGTTCATGTTCTGGACCATGCCTTCAAAATGATTATCAATCATCGAGAGGCCTTCGAGAATAGAATTCAAAAAAAGGTCATTTTCTAGAGGGCCGCATGGATTCGAGCTGACAATCCTGGTTTTGATATTTTCTTCTTCTTTTTGCATGTGGGCCAGAGGCCGGGAGATTTGTTCTAAAATCTCAGAAATACAGGAGGCCGCAGCCTCGTTCCAGTTCCTTGGGTGCTCTGGTTCTAACTCATCCACCACCGTCAACATCTTTTAGTGCTCACCCTCTAGTAGTTGCTCCCAAGATTCGGGAGGATTTCTAATTAGCTCGATTCTAGCCATGTCGGCGAGGTTTTCCAATTCATCCAGCCATAGTTCTTCGCTTTCAATGGTGAGCCCCGCTTCCTCCTCTGCGAATGATTCCATTTTACGCAGACGGCCGGCGATGAACTCTCGAGAGAAAGCCGCGATGATGGATTTATCATGAGAACCACGCATTAATACCGGTCCGTCTTCTCCATTTAATGCATCGCCAGGAACGTGTATACCAGTTACCACTGATTCGTCACTGTCTGCAAAAATAAATATGATGTTATTTGCTGGACGGTCATCGAGCTCTACTGAGGACGACGAAATCTGGTCTGCTATTAGTGCAGCGATGTCGGAGCTAAGCCCATGATTTTCTAATTTTTTGATTATATTTTTTTCTTCGTCATCTTCTGAGTTCCAGTATTCATTTTTCATTTTTTCTCTTTTCTGCCATCTGGATGGCCGCTGCCGGCGGGGGAAATTTATGATTTTTTGTTAGGAATTAATATTCACATTTCTGACCATCGCAGCTACCGAATTGTCTGCAGAAAATTGAATAATTTAAGCAATCTGGGTCTCGACTGTCGGCCGCCAGGGGGCGCTCTTTTTCACTTTTACGACGTCCACGAGATTTTCCTATTTGATAAGTAATTAAATGGTTAACTAATCCCATTGTCTACCAAGGCTTTCTTTAGAAGTTGAGTCATCACGACTTAAGATTTGTCTTTTCTATGACAGCGTCTGCAATCCATTCAGAGACGTCGAGTCCTGCATTGTCCCATTCATCGAATTCTTTACAAATTTCTGCCCAAGCTTCCGAAGTAATTTCTTCTTCTTCGATATCCCTGTAGTCATAGGCTTCTTTGGTCCAGTAAAGCGCGCAGATTTCATCGTCCGGATTTAAATCGTTCAGTTGCTTGAGTAGCGCTGACACTTTCATGAATCGTATCCCTCTACGATTAGGTGACCAGCGTCGTTGCCCTCTTGGTCTGAACTCACGATTGCATAAGTGTTGTCAGTGAACTCAATAACAATTGTGTTGGCTGGTTGCGTCCACCAACTCATTCCTTTGATTTCTTCTTCAATCATATGGCGCACGCGTTTGATTGTTTTTCCTGCGAGACCTCTAATGGCTGGGTCGAAATGTTCCGTATGTGTAGCTGTTGTGGGCATGATGCCTGCTTTCGTCTAGTAGGTGAAAAGTGAGGCTGGGACGGCTCCCCGACGGAACCTTTTCAAACTCTCGTGTACCCGCTCGAATTGCGGGCGTATAAGTGTCTGCCAACCTCCATGGGAAGCGTAGCGCCTCTCTGGGTATTTGTCAACATATATTAAAGTATTTTAAGTAAAGAAAAAATGTGATTCTTCCACCACCGAACACATGTTCGTACTAACGTGTCAATACATGGACAACATTACGAAATTCAACTTATACGTTGAGGCGCTCGAGACTTATATTCAGAAAAACGGAAATTCCAAAATCCCGGCCCCGTATATTGCAAAAATAAATGAAAAAAATATTCCTCTTGGGGCCTGGTCTGGATATATTCGTCAGAGATATCGCAAGAATCAGCTTCCTTCAGCCCGAATCGCCAGAATGGAACAAATCAAGGGGTGGCAGTGGGGTCCGTTCCAGCCAGGGCCGGCGACGGATTCTTCAAGAAATGAAGCAATTCGCCAACTCCGCATTCAGGGGAAATCCCTCCGGGAAATCGCCGACGAGTTTGATTTATCTCGACAGCGAGTTCATCAAATTATCAGAAAACTCAACATCGTATAATAAATAGAGGGTCTTCCACCACCGTCAATTGGTTCCCATGAGGAGGAGCAATGGTTTCTAATAATTGGAAAAATACAAGCAAAATGAATTCGAGTTTTCCTCGGGCTATCCGGGATTCTCAAGGTCGGTCAATTTCAGGCGGGGCTTCTAGGCTGATGGATTCAGGCGGGGCTCCCAACCTAAAAAGCACTCGGCGGACTCGAAATCGCAATGCGGTCATGGGGTTCATCTCGCTCGTCGTTCTCTACGCTGTCCTGCTGTTGCTTGGTGCGCATGTTCTGGAATCGGCAGGAGTTGTCTCGTGGTCCGTGGGCGTGTGGGATTCACTGGCACTGGCGACCATATACATCATGTGGCAGGCACTCAGCATGGTCATATGGGGCGAGGCAAAGAAACCGTAGAGGGACTTATCTACTCTTACCGAATGGGGCGTGGCGGAAAGTCTGCCATGTAGTGAGGTGATGAAAAAAAACGAAATAATGAATAGGAGTAGTGCCATCACTTATCTACTCCAGTTTCCAAACTGTCCTCTAAATCCCATTTGTGGGCGAGTGCCATTTCAGCGATGATGGGCATAACGCTCATTCCCTCAGTGCATGCCAAAGTTTCCCAATCACGCTGTGCCTGTTCGCCTGCGTACTTGCCCTGCTCTATGTCCTGCTTCATGCCCTCGTAGTAGTGGCACACTCTCGCTAGAGTTTCGTACAACTCGTCCAGCAGTTCCTCATTCATTTCGTAGCCTTCTTTCTAGTAGTGGTTTCTATTGTACCTTGACTTAGACCTTGCCCACTACCTCAGACGGAAAATCAAAGGAGCATGATTCTCAACGGCTGAGGCAGTGGTGGTACATAGAGTAGATAAGTCACCCTATGCCCAAATCCTTTCGGGGTGATGGTGGAATGAGTACCACCATCACCCTCTAAGGAGACTTATCTACTCCATATCGGGAGAGGACTTGCCCATGTGGTTGAGCCATATCCTGCGGAATGTCCACGGGTACACGCTCTGCGCCTTGCCATTTATGCGCAGGTTGCGCAGTTGCTCAATGGCTTCCTCAATATGGGGAACGACGATGTAGCCGTGTTGCTTGGCGTAGGTCATGCACTGCATGGCGAGCAGGTCAGAGAATCCGTCATTCTTTCCGCACACTCCACCGTCTGTTATCCAAACTAGAGGTGTGGTCCGATATTGGCGATTCTTTACGCCCCACTCAATAGCGGGGAAATCCACGCCGTTGCCATGTCCGTAGTCAATGTAGTCCACTGTCTCAACCATACGACCCTTATCGGCAACTACCCATGCGTTAGGAGAACCATCGTGGCGACCCTTATCGCTGTAAATCATCACTGTTGCGCCTTGTGCGTTCTCAATGATTTCAGCGATTTGTTCAGTAGTGAATGACATAGAACCACTAGCGTCAATGATGACCATGCCACCACTACCACGAACGGTCTTGTCAAAAACTCTCTTGGCAGGGTCGGTCATGAATCGGTGCATACGGCGAGGACGAATACCAACATTTGTGGCGATTCGCTTCTTGCCCATAGAACCAGTGTGATAGCGAGGTAGTGGCTCTCGGCTCACTCGTAGTTCCGCCCAAGAGACTGCTCCACTATTGTCGGCAGGGGCAATCTTGCCATGAGGATTCCCGTTCTTGTCTCCGTCTTTTTTGGACTCCTCGTATTCGCCACTGTGTTCCTCGCCTGACTTATCTACTCCACCTTCGGGCTTGCCATCTCCCTCTTGGTCACCCTTGCCACCCTTGCGCTTCTCAGGTGGTGAGAAACTGGCGAGCCTGTCCACCCATTCTGCGATTCGCTCAGTGTGAGTGAATCCGTATGGGGCGAGTCCATCGTGTTCGTCGGTACTTGCGAGAGTACGACTACCGTGTGCCTTGCGGATTTCTTTCATGGCTCGCTTGCCAATATCCAGCAGTGCGTCGCCCCATGCTCTGTTATGCCTGCGAACACCGTTCAGGAATGTCTTGTGTCCAGCAGTACCAGCGGTAGCGATACACATGGCAACTGCTCCAGCCCAATCATTGCTCTTGGCTAGTTGTTCTCCACTTGCTAGTTCGCTTCCGTCTGAGAGAAACTTCTTTACATCAAAGCCTCTCTGTTGGCATAGGTAGTTCACTCGTAGTTCCTCGGCAACGGTCATTGCTGTTTCTGAGGCTACTAATCGTGCTGTCCACATTTCCATTTGTTCGGGAGTCGGGGAAACTCGTGCATGCATCATTTCATGCCCACGAATAACACGCTCCATATCTCCATCTTGTGATGGGGCGAACATGATTCTTTTGGAAATGTCTGTACGAGGCTCGCCACGAACTGGTCGGCAATCCTCAACAGTCCATCGCTCATGCTCCAAGTCATTACGACCAAGCATGTTCGGTTCAGGGCGGTGTTCCCCTCTAGCAGAGTTATCTACTCCACTAGAAGGGAAGGCGCGACCCCTGCTATTTTTGGCAGGTGTAATAGACATGGACTATTTCA